GGTTTTTGTGATCAAGACCGCCGATTTTGTGATCATGGGCGGCTTATTTGTTATCAGCGGGAGGGTCAAGCGTGAGCGGCTGGCCCTCGCGGGTCATGCGCTCAGTGCAGGCTTGGAGCACATACGCCTGGATGCTCTGCCCGGTGGCCTTGGCGGCGGCGCGGATGGCATAGCCGACGGCCTTTTGTGGGCGAAGGCTGATGTAGTCGCATTTGGCGTTGTAGGCGTCATTGTTGCGGCGCTTGCTTTCACGTATGGGCACGGTCATTCCTCCTTTTCGTGGTAGTCCGTCAGGTCGATCATGTTGATCGTCGGCGGCGGGGGCGTGAGCTTGTAGAAATGGCCGTTTTCGTAGTGCTGGTCGGTCACGCCGTCGTACCAGCAAATATCCCCGTGGAGCGCCTGCGCGGCCTCCATGCGGGTTTGTGCCTGCTGATCGGTCAGGCCGTCGAAGGTGAGGCGCTGGCCGTCGGCGAACTGGGCCACGAGACGGTAAGCGGGGAAAATGTCGGCGTTTTGGTCCATGGGAGCCTCCTTTGGATTTGGGTGCATTATAACACGCTTGCGTGTATAAGTCTATGGGTTATTTTGCGTTGGAGCGGGCCTTGAGCGCGGCGCGGGCGGTTTTGTAGTCGGGGAACACCTTGGCGGCGGGAAACTCTTTCATGCCGCAGTTCCACTTTGGGCGCGGGGTCTTGCGGAGATAGATGATCTCGCCGTCGTCGTGCTCCAAATACCATTTTTCAAGTGTCCCGTCGAGGTTGATCGTGTATCTTGTGGGGGCTGTGGTTGTGGTCATTGTGTGGTCCTTTCTCCCCGTATGCCCGGTAGGACAGGCGCATTTCGTTATCCGGCGTAGGTCAACTGTTCTTTCAGGCGCTCGATCTCGTGCTGCCAGACCGGGGCCATGGGGCTGTCGGGGAAACGGTCAAGCGCTTCGTAAAGCTCGTCGAGGCGGGTGATGATGGCGTTCTCGCTGGGGATGTTCCATTCCATTTTGTGCTCCTTCTGCCCTCGTGACCTCCGGGGCGGGATTTGGTTTGTTATTCGGTCAGGCCAAGGGCGTGGCGGGCGTCATACATGGCGTTGTCGGTGAGCTTGCGCTGCCAGGCGTTGTACCGGGGAGACCAACGGAAGCCGCGTTCTTTGAGCTTCTGGCGGGTCTCGTCGTCGGGCTTTTCGTCAAAGAGGATTTGGAGCCGGTCCGCTTCCAGGTTACGGACGATCTCGCCGCCGGGGAACTTTGTGCCGTCGGCGGGCTGCTCGGCGGCTTCGGCGCGCTTGTCCAGCTCGTCGAGGCGGGCCTGCACGCGCTTGATCTTGCCGCGAAGGCTGGTCAATTCATAGTCAGGGACGGGGGACGTTATCCAGGGGCAGCGCTCTTTTGTGTCGGCGAAGCTGGCGGTGAGCTTGGCGGCGGCCTCGGCGCTCATGCCGGGGAAGCCGTCGAAGGATTTGTGCTTGCGGTAGAAGGCGTTCAGGGCCTTGCTTTCGTCGAGCTTGTTTTGGAGCTTTTGGAGCTGCTCGGTGAGCATTTCGCGGGCGTGAGGGTCGGCCAGATCGACCGGGCCGGAGCCGACGGCCTCGATCTTGTTCAAGATGGCCTTGATCTCGTCGTACTCGTTCCAGAGGGTGCCTTCACGGGACATCTGCTTTTCGTGCTTGCGCATATTGTAGCCGCCCGCGCCGGAAATGAACTGGCTGGGATAGCTGGCCTGGTTGCGGTTGTAGTCGTTGGTCCACTCGGCCATGCGGCGGGCGTAGCGGTCAAGCAGCGCGTCGAGCTTGTCGTGGTAGAAGGGGCTGACGCGGGCCTTCTTGGCCTCCACCAGGGCGGCGGCTTTGTCTACGGCGCGCCGGTATTCCGCCGTTGCGCTGCCGGGCTTGTAGTCGCTCATGTGGACGCAGTAGTGAGCGTTGCGGGCCGTCTCCTCGTTGATCTCGTAGTAGCGGACGGCGGGCGCTTCGGCGGCCTGGGGGCCGATCATGCTTGTTTGCTCGTACATTTTGGGTTCCTCCTGTGTTTTGGTTTTGGGTCTTGCTTATGGGGTCGGGTCGCTTTGTTGTCCGGTGCGGCCCGCGAAGGTGTCCGGCGGCGGGGGTCAGATCGCGCCCCATGGGGCAGCGTTGTAGTCGGCGGTATTGGAAACGAGGAAATGCGTGTAGACGCGGGAGAAGTCGATCAGGGCCAGGAGCAGCGGGTCTTTCCGGGTGGCGTCCTCGCTGGCTTGGTATATCTCGCAGTCGATCAGCTTGGCGAGTTTGTAGTGCCAGGGCAGCAGCTTTTCGTGCTGGTCCTCGCGCTCCCGCTCCTGCACCAGCGGCGGGACGCTGGGCATCTCCGGCGGCGTGGTGTCGGTCACGGTTTTGTAGCGCCCGGCATAGGCGCGGCTGTTCAGGTCGTACAGGCGGCGGAAGATCAGGCCGGAGCAGTAGAAGCCGTAGCGGTCGCGGCAGTCGCTCAGGGCTTTGTAAAGGCTGTCGGGAGCGTCGAAGCCAAAGCGGTTGAAACCGCTGTTGAGGATGTATTCCAGGGTGTTCGCGGTGGCGGCGTGGGCCTGGTCGGACATGATGAAGCAAGACATTTTGTGTACCTCCGTTTTGTGGTTTTGGTTAGTGGGTGGGACACTGGAACAGGACGCAAAGATCAGCTTTGCGGGCGATCTCGTTGATGCGCTGGGCGGTCGTGTTGCCGAGGGAAAACACGGCGATAAAGTTCACGTGGCAGTCGTCCGGGGTGAAGATCGGCTTGCACTCAACGCCCAGGGCGCGAAGATGGGTTGTGACGTTGGCGGCCTCTGTGACCTCGTGCAGCGCGTCGGCGTAGCACTCGCGGTAAAGGTCCACGCCGTATTTGTCACGGATGGCGTCGAGCTGGTCCATGTCGAAAAACTCCGTGAACGGCTCGTATTTGTGCGGGGTGGGCAGGTGCGCGGCGATGATCTCGTTTCTGCAAGACCAGTATCCAGCGGTTTTCATTTTGTGGTCCTCCTGTGTTTTGGTTTTGGTNGGGGCGGCTGGACTTGCACCAGCGGCGGCGGGGTGCCGTCGGCCTTGCGGGTTTTGGGTCAGGCGACGCGGAAATAATAGGCGTTCTTCTTGCCGCTCCACTTGCCGCCTGCGGCCTCGATCTCTTTTTCGTGGGGCTTTGTGTCTCCGGCGAGCCAGACCACCGGCGCGGCGGTCGTTGCACCTTTGATGGTGGCGGTCAGGCCGTCCACCTCGGCCCAGCGGGCCGCGATGATCTCGGCGGCGGTTTTGGGTTCGGGCTTCTGTTCGGCGGGCTGTTCCGTCTTGGTTTCGTGCAGCTCGGCCAGCTTGTTTTTCAGCTCGTCGATCTCGTTGGCGGCGCGGTACAGATCGCCACGAAGCGCGGCGGCTTCTTCCTGGGCCTGGACCAGCTCGGCGCGGAGCTTGTCGGCCTCGTCGGTTTTGGTGTTGTCCTCGGCGGCCTCGGTGAAAAATGCCCGGATGGCGCGGGCGGCGTTCGGCTCGGCCTTGATGGGCATGACCACGGCGAACGGCTCGTCGTTGATGTAGGCCAGGGCGGCGGAGATCGCGGACGTGGTGCGGAGCTGGGCGGCGGGGTGAAGCGCGTCAATGAACTTTGTGTCATAGATCGCGGCGAAATCGGCGTCGGCGTTGTAGTAGCAGGCGGCGGGGGCCTTCTTCGCCTGGACCGTGAACGGGGCGCGGGCCAGCGGCGCGGCGTCGGCGGTGTCGCGGACGGTATCGGCGAACAGCTTGACCAGATCGAGCTTGTGCGCCTCGTCCTCGTGCTTGCCGTCCTTGTCGAACGTCCACGCGCCCGGCTCGCAGCAGGTCAACGGCTGGACCGTGGCGGCGTACTCCGACGCGTTCATGGTGCAGAGAAGAAAGCCGTTGCAAATGTAGATCGTGCCGTCCTCGGAGACCTGGCACAAGATACGCTCGGAGCCTTTCAGGGCCTTCGCGGTGTTGGTGGTGTAGCGTCCGGTAAACTTTTTCATGGGGTGTTCCTCCTGTTGTGTTGTTTTGGGGTTTGCTGTATGGGGCTGGGTTGCTTTGTGCGGTGCAGCCCTGCTAAAGTGTCCGCTTGTGCTGGGTCAACGCTTGGACTTCTCGACCTGCAAGGCGTGGAAAAGATGGGCCTTCGTCATGTAGAAATGCGGGTCGGTTTCGGGGGCGTCCTTGCCGTCGGCCTCGGCGGCCTCGCGGGCGGCCTTGCCGGGCTTGTCGGTGTACTTCCAAAGCTGGCAGGTCAGCGCGGCGTGCTGGCCCTTCTTCACGCTGTACCCCATGCGCTTCCACTCGGCGAAGGTGTGGAATGTGTCAGCGGCCAGCATGGCGGAGAAGATGTTCTCGGCGCTCTCGTCGCTGCCCTCGTCAACGGTGATCGTGACGGCGGCGCGGCGGGCGGCGATCTGCTCGGCGGTGTAGGTGGCCTGCACCAGCTCGGCGAGCTGGGCGGGGGTGAAGGTGTTGCGGACGGTCTCGAAGATGATCTCGTTGTTAGTCATGGCGTTTTCCTTTCCGGCCTGTTCGGCCTGTACACTGTTGCGTGTCGTTTTCTGCTGCAAGCATACACTGTTGCGTGTCGCCTTGTCAAGCACTTTTTTTCGGCGGCTGGGGGTTCCCCCTACGGGGGAAAATTTTTTCAGCGGCCCCGGCGGCGTTGCTTTTTCTGTGCGGGTGTGCTATGCTTTACCCG